GCCTTAGCCTCCGACCTCACCTTGCCGATCCTGGACGCGAATAACGCCACCGGGACCTCACATTTACAGTTAGGACATTCAATTGATTGACTCATTCTTCCCTCCATTCTTTCCACTCTTTCCAGTTTTGTATCTGCCATTTCAGCAATGCCTTGTCCTTCTGATTGCAGAAATAGACAAACCTATGCTTCCTGGTCCGCGGAACGATCACTGCATCCTCCATGGTCCGCGAGTGTCGACTGTGCTTGTTGCCAACCACCTTGTCCCCGGAAGATCTCTTGTCAGATAGTCCGGTATAGATCCAGTTCGTTGCCGAATAGATCATTCCGTTATGCCCGGCCCCGGTATCTGCATAGCTAACCAGGATTAGGTAGGGCCGCAACTTTGCTAACTCCCGGATGCTCCATGATATAAATCTGCTCTCAGAGTTCTTGGGGCACCTATCGTCGAGCCACAGTCTGTTCAACTCGTAGACCCTGGACGCGTTCTCTGCCCCGCATATGCCCCTGCATAAATGAGGCGACGCGGGTTTGCCGAACGAGATCACTCCCAGTAGTTCACTGCCATGGAAGCACCCGAACGACCAGTTGCAAGGCACAGCCCGGTGCGCGTAGTGGTTGGCGACGACTACTTCATTCATCGTCTTGGACCCTATAGACCGGAATTTAAGTTGGAGCGCAGAGGTAGGAATTGCACCTCCGTTCTCCCCTTGGAATAGGGGAAGTTCTGCTACTGAACTATCTGCGCGTAAACTCACCAGGTCCTCATCTCATCGATGAACCCGATCGTCTTGTCCCGGCGCTCCTTCAGCACTGCCAGGAGCCTGTCGGTCATGTCGACCTCGAAAAGCAGGACATTCCCACCTATGCAACTCCCACACCTATTAAGATAGGTCAGGATCTTTGGCTTGTTGCTGGCGTACTCATTAATCTCACAGATTCCGTAGTCGTTCCCGGACCGATAATACTTGCCCGGTACCATCTGCTCGAACGTCAGTTCACCTTCCTCTTCAGCGTAATACTTCATGGCTTCCTCCAGTACATTTTCCACATAAACACGGTGCATAGAATTCCGCATGGGGTCAATAGGATTAGTTCAGTCATTGTTATTGGTCTTTCTTGGTTATGTTAATCGACTACCAGTGTCGCACAGGCTTGACCATCCGGTGAAAGCCCGAGCACTACAACCCCCTCGTTCTCCAGCTTCTTGAGGGTTTTGTAGTGTATGTAGACTTCGCTGCTTGGGATTGCACCGGAAGAAAGCCTTCCAATGTTTTTACCGGCAACGCACCATCCATCATTTAGCTCGAGAAACTTTTCAGCTTGCTCAAGCCTGAGCCGACTTTTCAAATTCTTGAATTGTGTTTCGAACATGTTGGTTTGTCTTTCTTGGTTTGGGTTATTTGATGGACTTGATCTTGGCGATGATCTTGTCTTCCTTCTTGTTCATCCACTCGATCAGTGGCTCGAGTGCTCTTCCGCCACTTGCCACATACTGACCCTTGTATACTGCGACCCAGGTTAAGTGGGGATCACTAAATCCGCCACTCAAACTAAAGCCAATGCTTTCAGTCTGCTTGAACTTAACTCCGAGTTTTTCCCAGGATGCTTGAGTGCGACCCGCTTTGACCGGGGTTGCTTCGGTTTGTGTTAATGTGTTGATCATATTGGTTGGTCTTTCTTGGTTGGGGTTAGCTGTTGTTTGCTATGTGGGCAAAGATTGCCCTGGCACCATCTTCGGTTAGGAATATGATTTGATTCTCAGATTCTAGCGGGTCGTATATGAGTCCCTTTTTGCAGAGACTGCCGATCACTCCGGACGCTTGATGCTTGCCACCACAAATTTTGTGGGCATCCCGCAAATCACAATTGCTGTAGTTATCGGACAACTGCTGTTCAAGTTTTTCGTAGTTCAAGCACTCGATCAAAACCTTGGATTCCAGAACGGTTAATGAAACGTTGCCATCTTGGACCGTGGCGACTTCGGTGTTGGTTGTATTGGTGTTGCTCATGGTTAGAATTTAACCCATCTACTGGGTTATGTCTACAAGTATTTTCACTACCAGGCGTAAGTTGTTGATACAGAATGAAATACTTTTTCTAAAAACCTTGCGTCGGGACGCGGTAAACCTCGCCGAACTGCGTTTTATCTTTCAGCAACTTGCCGGACTTCACCAGGCGCGTGAGGTATCTCGAGAGTGTTCCCCGCGGAATTCCCATCGATGGATCTGCCTTCTCCCACACTTCCTTGAATGAAGATCCTTTCTCCTTGTCGACGCATGCCATCACTTCCTCGTCCTCGTATGCCTTCTTCGATCCTTCGGTTGGGCGCACATCATCCGGATTAAATTCCGCTGTGCGTTTCATCAACGGAAATTCCCACTGCACACAGAACGGATCGATCGGAGAAAAGTCTCTCATCGTTGGCTCGACGATCAGCACATTCTCTTCCTTGTGAGGATGCATAACGAAGATGCTGTCCGGGTCCCGGGCAAAGACTGTACTGCCTGACATTTTATCAAACCCGGCCCTATTGCCGTGGCCCTTGCTAAAGTGATGCCCGAACACGACGCTAGCGTTTGTCTCCACCGCAATACTGTCCACCTCGTTCATTAACGTTGCCATCTCGCCGGCGCTGTTCTCATCTCTCTCTCCGTACAACTTGTAGATCGGGTCGAAGCAGATCAGTCCAAACTCTCCGATCCGCAACTGGTCGATGATCTTGGGCCGCAACGCGCTCAGGTCCGCCGAGTGTCCTCGCAAATTCCAAACAAACAACTGGTCGCTAGGGATCTGAATGCCTAGTGCCCGGCACACGGATCTGATCCGCTCCCGAAACGAGTACTGCTGGATCTCGAAGTTAATGAACAGCACCCGCGTCTTGCGAGTAGGCATCTCCCAAAACTTTGTGCCCGAAGCCACACATATCGCTAACTGCAACAGCGTCCAGGTCTTCATGCTCTTGCTGGTCCCGCCTAGCACCATCTTACAACCGCGGTGCAGGGCTCCGTAGATAATCTCCTCCGGCTTCTCAATCGGCAATTCGTCCAGGGCACCGGCCTCCATGATGAGTGGCAAGTTTCCACTGCCCCATGGCTTGCTCGCCCCGGCCAGGATGTTCCTAATATCTTCCGGGCATGCGTCCTGCTCTTCCATCGCACCGAGCGCCTTGAGCGCAGCTGTGTGCATGTTCCGCATCCGCGTAGTCTTCCGCAACCTGGGCAACCAGTAGTCCATCTTGGATGCCGACGTGACCGATCCGGACATAATCTTCAGACTGAATTCGTGCACATACTTTGAATGCTCCTTCGCCACAAACTCACCCATGGCGACAGCGTCAGGTGGCACACCGTCCCTCAACCCCCGAGCGACGCACCGGGCTACTGGTTGGTAGTAGTTGTGTGGGTCCAGGATCTCAGCCTTGTTCCTGTCCAGGATCATCGGGTCAGTAAAGCATGCCGACAGCACTGCCCACTCTGCCTCATTGTCCCGCGGTGGTCCGTAAGAGTCCGGGTTCATTGCGGTTGTGTCCCCCACATGTTCTTCCAGGCAGTCTTACGCATTTGCACTATCACGCTCCACACGTTGGGAGGAAACGACCAGCACTTCTCGACCTGGAACTGTTCTGCCAGTTTCTTTAGTTCGTTAGGGACCTCGCACTTGTAGTCGTCGATCTTCATTTGTTCCCCTTCCTGGACTGGTGAAACTTCCTGTTTTCATTCTCCATACACTTCTCAGGGGTCAACTTCTCTAAGCGCCGGACGACGTCGCGGTGGTCAACGTTGGCTCCGGCTGCGATCAGCCATGTTTCCATAGGCTCCCCGCGTACTGCACGGACTAGCTCGTCCGATTCTATGTAGCTTTTATATCCGTCTCCATATCCGGCGTTGCGTTTCGGCTTGGCGATCGTTATGAGTCCGGACAGGACTTTCCTTCGGTTCAGTAATTTAATATCTGAGATCATCTGCACGACGACCTCTCCTGCTAGTTGCCTGTACCTTTCGGTCAGGTCTCCTTTCGCGAGTCTGGTTGATTGCATTGTGGGGTTCCTTCCTTTGGGGTTGTTGTCTTATCTTCTACAAAACATCCTGTCAACATGTCCAGCTTATATCCATTGCCGTGCCAGTGATCGTAAAGCATCGCGTTGATTATTTTTCCCTGGTTTCCAAATTCTTCAGGAAACAAGCTCCCCGGAGCGAGGCCAAGATCCTTCACAAGCGCCCCGAACTTGACGGATGTTATCTTGTAGATTTTCACTTAGTTCCTTGTTGAACAGCAGGGCCGCGTCGACGTTTGTAATGATCTGCCGGATTCCTGGAGCGTGAGTGTGGTCTGCCTTATCGCGCTCGACAACGAGCATCCTCTTAGTTGCCTCGAGGATGTCACGTTGCCATTTGAGGGTGTTCGCCAAGCTCACCGATTCTTACTCTTGCCAGCCGAACGAAGTGCGATCGCAACCATCTGTTCAAAGCTCCGAGCCTTGCCTCCGGCTCCGCGTTCCTTGCCTTTCTTCTTGTTGTCCTTCATTAGTTCTCTCATGTTCTTCGATACGTTCTTTCCGAGTGGCATAGTTTAGTTTCCTTTCTGTTTGTTGTTTACCGACATTACGCTGTTTCTTCTCCGACTACGTCGTCCCAGGTCGCCCCTTCACCGTGCCAGGTCTCCCGCTGTCCGCGCAGCCACTTAGGCTTATCGCCTGGAGTAGTGAAGCTCGACTCGTTCCATAGTACGTTGTTACCCGGCACTGCTGTCATGCGTCCGTTGTTCAGTCGAATGAAATGGTGCGACTTGGTCTGCTCCGGGGCCATGGAGAATCCATCTCCGTAAGGTTCCGCGGTAAACATGTATCGCCCGACCTCCCATATCTTTCTGCTAGCTATCCACACCTTGCAGGATAGGCCCATCAGATACTCGTACTCGATCGTTGTAAAATTCCAGCCGAAACAGTCCCACCTCTGCGCGTCGTTTAGATCCCAATACATTTGCGCGGCATCTCCATGAGCCAACGCATGCAGTGGAAGTCCGCGGTAGATCGCACCACACTTGAGCATCACAGTGCATCCCCATGCCCGGCCAGGAATTGCGGTCAGTCCGAACCAAACAGCGTCCTCTATCTCTTGCTTCTCACCGTCCGACACAAACGCCATGTCGACCTTGACGTATAGGTGGCGAGGAAGGCTGGCTGCGT